AGATAAAACAATACGGCTATATTAAATTTAGATGTAGACAGTGCGAATTTGATTTTTCAGACACTTTTGCTGGCGGCTCCGGCAAACTTGAAGTGACTCCAAAAAATACACCTGCAACTAATTCATTTAAAATTAATATTGGTTTCTTTGAAGAAGAGAGCACATATGCAGATGGCAGTAAATTATTTGACGATCATATCAAGTCTGAACTACATAACCCATGGAGTGCAAGAAATGTTGGTACGAATGTTCAAAACACTGCATCTTTCTTGTCTGGCTTACCGGTAATTGGAGAGTCAATTCAAAATGCTGGTGAAAGCGTGCAGAACGCTCTTGCTCAAGTAGGAGGATTAATTAATCCAGCATTGGGCGCAGCAAGTAATTTCTTAGAACCGCCAGTAACTGATCTCGGTAATGTATATGGCAACTAACTAAACCAAAAGTACTTTTTTAGATATAATTTAATATGGATAATCACGATATAGAATCACGAAATAACCGAGACTTAGTTGACAAACAATTTCTTGGCATAGTTGAGGACGCAAACGACCCTCGAAAAGAAGGTCGTGCAAAAGTTAGAGTTATTAGCCTATACGATGATATTGCAGTAGCTGATCTTCCGTGGGCGTATCCAAAACAAAAGAGCGCTTTTTTCGGTAAGAAAGGCAAAGGAGGTTCCTTATCGGTTCCTAAAAAAGGATCGGTTGTTGCAGTTAGATTCGATAATGGAAATCCCTATTCACCAGAGTACTATTCCTTGCATGAAATTGCAGACGATGTGCGAGAAGAGTTAGGTAAAGATGGAGAATATTTAGGTTCGCATATTGTGCTATTTGATGGTGACGAAGAGTTAAAAATCTGGTTCAGTATTAGTAAAGGAATTACAATGCAATTAAAAGGATCTAGAGTAAATATTGGTCGCGATAAAGCGATTACTATTGAACACGATCAAACACAATCAGTTATTGAATTAAGAGGTGGTAATATTACGATCCATGCAAATTCCAGAATCGAAATGTCAAGCGGCAGCGAAATTGAAGCAGCATCGAATGATATTTGGATCAATGGTAATTTCGTAAAAGTGGGTCACAATCCAGTAAATGGACCGGCTGTACTTGGAGATAAATTGTTTCTCCTATTAGAAGCGATGGGCAGTGCAATCGATGCAAAATTTCCGCCAACGCCTGGAGCAATAACTGCAGCTGTTAGCTCATTCAAACCTGCTGTGCTTTCAAACACAGTAAAGGTTTCCCTATAAAGATTTCTTGTAGAGATTTCCAATATTTTCATATCGGAAAAGCTTGTTTAATTTAGAATTTGGAGTGACTGATATGATTTCATAATTATGAGTCTTCAGTCTCTTAAAATTAGTTAGCATTGCTTCAAATCGAGGAAGGTACCATTCTGGACCAGCTGTATTTCGAGTGGCAATATTTTCTTCTTTCCAAAAGTGACTAGGCTCTTGCCAAGTCAAGGAAACCCCAGCTACATAGAAGACGTATTGTTCTTGTCGATTTCTAACATCTCTAAATAATTCAATAGAATTAGTTATGGAATCGGGAAAGTGTTTCTTGTTTTTTCTAGGATAAACGGATGTCCATGTTGGGACAGGAAATCTAGTATCTGAAAAAGATCTACCCTTTCTAATCCATTCACTGGAAAAAATAATAGAATTTTGTTTAAGTTTAGCTAATTTTTCAGGTTGGGGAAGTAATTCATCACTAATTGTTAAATCATGGAAAAAAAAATAATTAGGTATGTATTTTAACCATATGCGATTTATACCTAATGTAATTATATTTGGCGAAAGACTATCGAAGTCAATTTGATTGATTTGAGGATCGTTTCCTAAAACTAAGACTTTAACTTTCGCCATTTAACCAGTCTCTTGAATTTATATTTTTATCGTCAATAAAGAAATCATAAGCCGGCTTTCCAAACCTTAATTCGTGATATAGGACGCCCCAGGAAGAGAGTTGACCCTCAGTTAATTGTCTCCAATCCAATCCAGAAGAAGTCCCCCTAGCGGTCCAGAAAACGATAGTATGTCCAGCTAAATATAGGTCATTCACCTTCTTAACCGCGTCTGGAATAGGTACTGCAGATTCGTATTCCATGTGATTAGCAAGAGTACAAATAGTATCGTCGATATCAATGAAATATATCACCAGTAATCTCTAGGTTATTTTCCAATTTATATTTTTCCCAGTCTTCTGCATTCATTAGATCTGGAAATCTTTCTCCCTCATTACAAGAAACGTTGACATACATTTTTCCTGGTGTAGAACAGCCACAATATTTACAGTAGCCCTGTACCATGCAATCATCTTTACAGATTTCAGAACGATATAGCACTTGCTCACGCTCATGTTTTGGAAGAAGATGCATTTTATCGCCTAGCATTTTTAGGTTGCCTTCAATAAATTGAAAGACCTTTTTTGGTGTAATTTTCATTTTCCTCTAAGTGTTTTTCTTTTTGCAAGCTCAGATGCGATTACTTCACGTGGTCCATATCCGCCACGAGCAGATTCAACATCACGGATACTCTTTACTAATTTAATGAGTCCTTGCGGTTCAACTGATGCCATCTGATCGCTACCCCAAAGAGAGCGGTCTAGCGTAATATGTCGTTCTACCCAAGTTGCACCTAATATTGTAGCAGCAACGGTAGTCGTAAGACCAAATTCATGGCCAGAATAACCGACTTCAAATTTCTTTTCAAAATCATTACCTCTATTAATATGTGATAAGTATGTAATATAGTCTAGGTTTAATTCTTCAATTGGCGATGGATATGTTGAATTAGTATGGAACACAACATCAGGTCGACCTGCTGCAATGGCAAGATCAATTTCTTCTTGCGTGCTCATTCCAGTAGAAATTAGCAAAAAGTCAGAATTCTCTCTAGCATACTCTACTAAAGTTAGGTCATTAATTAAAGCTGAAGGTATTTTAGTCATAACTCCCCATTTACCATTAGGTAGCATTGTTTCAAAACCTCGCATAAAATCAACTGCACCCTTATCCCAAACTGAAGCAAACCACTTCATTCCTTTAGAATCACAATACTTGTCAATTTCTGTGTATGCTTCCTTTTCAAATTCAATATCAAGTTTATACTGAAAGTATGTGGTTTCCTCTTTTCTCCAAGGAACGTTCTTTGCTTTTAATCTCTCAGCTTGAGGTACACATAGCTCTGGAGTTCTTTTTTGAAACTTAACATAGTCGACGCCAGCGATAGACGCAACATCGATAAGTTTCATAGTATGGGATAAAAACGTTTCGATGGTTGTGCCATATGCATAATTTATTCCAATTTCAGCAATAATTTTAGTTTTCATTTAATTTAATTATTTTTTCGAATACTGTTCCTCATCATGATAACAAGTAAATTCATTTATATAATAACTTTTTAGATTATTTTCTTTGATAAAGTCCCTAGATCTTTCCCACAAGTCAGCATCGCCAGGTAGCCCAACATTTCCAGTCTCGGCATAAAGATCTCTATACAGTAGAGGAATTTTTTTAAAATTCATACACACTGACGAGTGAATTAATTTACTGGATATCGGATAACCTTCAACAAATTTGGATTGAGAATAGAAATCTGGTAAGATTCGAGTTGGTGTAATATATGTAGATTTAGTACACATCCAGTCTGCGCCAGTTCTAATTATACAATTATTAATTTCAGCCAAGTGATTTGGTTTCCAATGGTCATCATGGTCAAGGTGACAAATATACTGAAATCCCTCTGCTTGTGCTGCTTTAATTGAATGATTAATTGCGTTAGTTCCTCCATATGACCATACTGCTTTTTTATCAGTGTAATTATCTCGTTCCTTTGCAACATTAAGATTTTCAAAATGTAATTTATCAGATGGGTACTGAGAAACAATATCATTAATTTCAGAAGAATTTTCGTACTTATCACCAATTAAGAATATTTTAAAATCAGAGTACGTCTGATTAAAGATTGAGTCAAGCGATCTCTTTAAATAAAATGGAGTCGTATTGTCTGCACGTTGATAGGTCGCAATTTTAATAGCTAATTTCATAAGTTGTTATTTATTAAAATAATTTAGTGTTTGATATGTATTCCGGTAACAGCTTCAAAGACGGTAGAAGTTTGGAGATGGCCTTATCAATATCGGTCTTATCTTCTGTTGAGTACCTAAATGAGACGTTTTTGTAAATTTTATTTGTTCTTTTATTATTTTCTAACATACTACCTTGACAACATCTACCAATATCAATTATAAAAATATCATCAGATATTTTATTTGAGTTTTTATTGTGTCTACCTGGAGACCAGGTGTAATTTTTATTTAAGATACATGTTTTTGAATGCCATGTATTATCAAATATACAATATTTGCGTTGACTTAAAATCTTATCATTAGAGTCTAAATATTTTTCATCTGAATTTGGTATTATT